AATACAATCATCATCATTATCTAATACATCAATTGCTCAAATAGATAAAACAAACTATCAAACAAAAAAATCTACTTTAATTGCAGGTTTTGATGGTTGGGAAAATTATTTAACACAGAGTGTATTTACATCATCATTTGAAAATCAAGCTACATTAGATTTATATAATAGTTATTTAAATTTAGCTTCTGATTATGATAAAAATAATAATAATGCATTAAAAAATAATATACCATTACATGTTGTAGAAGATAATGGAAATTTAGATTTCTTATTATTTTTAGACATGATTGGTAATTACTTTGATATTATTTGGTCATACATTAAAGGTATGAGTGACCAAAAGAAAATAAGTGAAACTAATGCAGAGGGTATTGAAGATAAATTTTTATATCAATATTTAGAATCGTTTGGTTGGGATGCAAAAAACTTAAATTCTAATAAACAACTTTGGAATTATGTATTTGGGTTAAATGATAAAGGTATTTTACCTACATATGATACAACATATATGGGTGATAATATTGAAAGAATAACACCTGAAAATGCAACTAATCAAGTTTGGAGAAGAATAGCTAATAATTTACCTTACCTATTAAAACATAAAGGTTCTCAAAGAGGTATTAATGCATTATTGACTTGTTATGGTATAGCATCTTCAAACCTTTCTATTATTGAATTTGGTGGACCTAATTTAGATTCGGTACAAGATTCACCTAAATTTATATACGATAGTTTAACACATAATTTAGTATTTGATAATGTAAATGCTAGTTTAGATATTCCATTTAACGGAACACCTAAGCCGCAATCAATTGAATTTAAATTTAAACCAACTGATTTTTCTAATTACACATTATTGGTAGGTGATGGTGGTTTTTATGTAGATATAGTAAAAGATACAGCCACTTCTATTATTAATGAAAAATATGGTTATCTTAGAGTTAATGGAACTTCATCGGTATCATATCCGTTTTATGATGGTAATTATCATAGTATATTACTTAATAAAACAGGTAGTTTAATTACAGCATATGCTAAAACAAATGATAAAGATAGAATTATACATAGTGCTGAATGGAATACAACTATTGTAGAAAGTAATTACGAAAATACAACTACATTATCATTTACAGGATTTAAAGGTCATTTAGAAGAGTTTAGATTATGGAACAATAACTTAAGTGAAAGTGTATTTAATAATCATGTTATAATGCCGGAAGCTATTAATGGTAATAATTTAAAAAGTTCAACAGAAGATTTATTATTAAGATTAGATTTTGAAAGACCTCAAGATTTATCATTAACCGGTTCTATTAATAATGTGGCACCTAATAATTCATATATTGATTCTGTAAACACTAATCAATTTAATATAGTATCAACTTATCCATATAATTATGAAGTATTAGAAAGACCGGTTTCATTAACAATACCTAATAGTGGAGCAAGTAGATATTATACAAACAAAGTAAGATTAGAATCACAAACTTTAACATCTAATTTATCACCATTACATCGTTCAACTAAGAAAGCATTTGAAACAGCTCCACAAGATTCTAATAGAGTTGGTTTATTTTTTTCTCCTAATAAAGATTTAGATTTAGATATTGCAAAATCTTTAGGTGGTGAATCTTTTGATGACTTTATTGGTGACCCTCAATATGAATATGGTTATACAAATTATCCTGAATTGGATGTATTGAGAAACTATTATTTTGAAAGGGTTGGTGAAAGAAATCTATATGAGTTTATTCGTTTAATTAAATTCTACGATAAATCTTTATTTGTTAATCTAAAAGAAATGTTACCAGCAAGAGCAATTGCTACAACGGGTCTTTTAATTGCACCACACTTATTAGAAAGAAACAGAATTAACATAAATAAGCCAAAAGCAGTAGCTGAAAGTTTAGAGGGTATTGTAAAAGAAACACAAATTACGGATTTAGTTGGTGTATATGAGGTATTAGAGAGTGAATTAAATTTAGAAGATAATTTATCACATATATCTGCCATTAATGAAGATTTAGATGCAAATTTAAATGCAACTGAAATTTATAATTTTGGTGCAGAAGATTTAACATATGATGTTACAATTGATAATAATTTAGCAGATGTAGCTGGTGGTGAGTGGGAAACATATGGTGGTGAAATTGATTATAGAAGAATTAATAGTTCAATACAAACTGAATTTGATTTGCTAAACGCAGGTCAAATTGTAGGTATGGATAATAATTATATTAACTATGGTTTCAATACTTATTTTGATAATGGTTATGGTAAATATTATTATGAAGAAAATGGTTCTTTCAAATCAAAACAAATTAGAGGATTTTTGGTAAAAAGAAAATCTACTACAATAACACAATTAACAATAAATGGTGTGAGTGGAAGTGAAACAAATGTAGCAACCTCATCATATACCAATGAATTAATTATACAAGAAGCTGGTTCTACGGCTAATATAGTTGATGGTTATAATATAATAAGTGCAATTACCGCTAGTGGATATTTACCATCTCACCATATTTATAAAGGAGAAAAACACACTGGAATTCAGAACTTATTTTTTAATGGTTCTAAACAAACAAAATACACTACAATAGATGGTAAAGATGCTTGGGAAGTATTTGTAACTAATCCAACTACATTAAGAGTTACTAAACAAGGTAGAAGTAATAACGAACCAATATTAGAAGTTGATTAAAAATAATGTAAAGAAAAAATATTTTATATATTTATAAAAAGAAATAACAAACTATTATGGCATATTTAGATAACACAACGATTACAGTAGATGCTATCCTTACAAAAAAAGGAAGAGAAAAATTAGCAGCTGGTCAACCTTTAAACATTACACAATTTGCATTAGGTGATGATGAAATTGATTATAATTTATATGATGCAGGTCATCCAAAGGGAACTTCATTTTACGATTATGCAATTTTACATACTCCAGTTTTAGAAGCATCTCCGGATGAAACACAAGCATTAAAATATAAATTAGTAACACTTCCATTAGGAACAGTAAAAATACCTGTGGTTTCTATTAATGTAGCAACTATCGCAGCTAAAACTACCGGTGGACAATTTCCTATTACTCCATCAACTTCACCTGCTGGTAATTTGAATGGTGGTTATACCGCAATATTGGGTAATAAAAACGCTGGAACAATTGTAGGTGCTGGTTTAGCAAATGTAACAACAACATCAACTACATTTACAAATAGTGTAACTGCAACCGCAGAGGTAGTTAAAGGTATGACATTTACATTCATTCCTAATAGTTCATTAACTTCAACAATAACAACAACATTGACTATATTTGGTAACGAAACTGGTGGTAGTGTAACTATACCTGTAACTGTTACTTATGTAGCTGCATAAAATAAATAAACGAATATGGCAACTTTAGGTTCAAATACCGGCACACAATTAACAAACGATTTAGCAACGTATCTTAATCAACAAAAGCAAAACGCTAATGGAACATTAGATACAACACAATTAGCATCTATCATTAACAATTACCTTACAACGGGTGAAAAATTAGTATTAGAAACTGGCGTAACTACAAACTCAGTATATAAACAATTTAATACAACTGATGTAGTTCCTGCTAAAAATGAAATTGTAACAACTGGATTATTTAGTAATGGTAGTGGTAGTTTAACTTCATTCTTTACAAGCTCTATTTCAAATATAGCTGGTAACGGATTAAAGTTTTATTCTGGTTCACAAACTTCTCCTTATTATTATAATGTGTATGCAACTTCTAATACAGCATCAGCTGCTGTTGAATTTTCATTAGGATATGGACATGTTAGTGGTGGTGGTGTTCCAACTACAACTGCAGATCCTAACTCTACATTAGCAACTAAAGCTTCTTATTTTCAATATAGAGCTTTATTAGTTGATAGTGGAAGTTTATTTACTTTTAATAATTACAACTCAAATGATATTTATTTTATCAATTTAAGTAGAGCAAATTATAGAGAAAGAGTAGATGCGGGTAATTGGGAAATTCATTTGAGTGGTTCTAAAGGTATTTATACATTTATTGATGATAGTGGTGAAAAATTTAATACAGTAAATAGTGGTACTAGCCAATTTAATATTGTAAGTGGAACATTAAATTTAGGAACTAATAATCCAGCAACTATTGCAGCATCTGCATCATCTAATGGTATGGGATTTGGAACTTTCTATCCTGATTATGGTATTTTTGTATTTAATCCAAATGCATTAGCTAATACCGTTGGTAATGAATTAAGTGGTTCAAATGCAACTGATCAATATTATTATCCACAAAATGATTTATTAAATTCACTTAGTGGTGGTGCATATTTTGAAGCGAGAAGAATTGAAAACGTATCAACGGCACATTATTTTGTAAGAGTTAACAATAGAGAATTTAACTATTCTAATAATCCTACTTATACCGATGCAACTGGTTCATTTGTTGAACCAACATTTTCAACAGATCCTTTAACTTATATTACAACAATTGGTTTATTTAATGATGCAAACGAAATGATTGCAGTTGCTAAAACATCTCAACCAATAGCTAAATCTTTCAGTAAAGAATTATTATTGAAAGTTAAATTAGATTTCTAAGATATTGTTTGAAAGTATCGTAGAACAAAAATCAAACAACATAAACTAACCCAACCTTAAAAAAGTTGGGTTTTTGTTTAATAAGATATTTATAATAGATTATGTTAAAACACATCCCAAAATCAGATATTAATTATAGACCCTTTAAAGTTTATAAAACATTTAATCTTACTGAAACCGATATTACTGCTTCATTGGCATTTAATCATACGGGAAGTACAGATACATTATCTCAAATTGAATTAAATCAACAAGGGTTATATCATCAACTATATTCAATGTATTATAGAGACCCTCATAATCCATTTACCTCATATGGTGATATAATACCAATTTCTGAATCATATAATTCAACTAATTCTCAAAGATATTTAAGTGGTTCAGCATATGTATTACCTA